GTATGTACGCCCGTGTGACCATCAATTTCTACGGCTACAAGAACCGCAAGATCGGCGTGGGTTGTGGCCTCGGTAACGTGCTGAAAACCCGTGACGGCGAACCCCTGTCCGGCGGTGCATCCGCTGCCAGCGACTTTGCCGGTATCGGTCAGACCACCGACGCTTACGGTGCTGCCGCTCCCGCAACTCCCGCCGCTCCCAACTATGCGGCCCCTGTCGCTCCCGCTTACGGCGCTCCTGCTGGCTACGGTTACGCAGCTCCCGCCGCGCCTGCTGCTCCCGCACAGCCCACATATCCCGGTCAGATTAACCCCCTCACCGGCCTGCCCATGTAAATGGGCTACCGCAGAGTAAGCTACACGGAACAGTGCTGGTACATAGTTAAATATGCTATCAGTGCTGCCTTCCGGCGGATCGGAAAATGGAGGCATAAACATGGAGGCACTACACCACCTGTCAATCGACCTTGAAACTTACTCAAGCGTCAACATCACAAAAGCCGGAGCGCAGGCATATGTCCGAAGCTCTGACTTTGAAATATTGCTGTTTGCGTATAGCCTTGACGGCGCACCCGTACAGGTCATTGATATGGCTTGCGGCGAAAAAATCCCGTGGTGGCTCTATGATGCGCTTACTAATCCTACGTATATCAAACACGCGTTTAATGCGGCGTTTGAATGGGGCTGTCTGAGCCGTCTGCTGGGCGTAAAACTGCCGCCCTCTCAATGGAGGGATACAATGCTGCATGGTTTGTATTGCGGCTACCCGGCAAAGCTGGCTGCTGTTGGCAGCGCTTTAGGCTTGCCGGAGGATAAGCAAAAGCTGAATACGGGCAAAGCCCTTATCCGCTATTTCTGTGTCCCTTGCAAGTCAACTAAGGCTAACGGACAGCGCACCCGCAACCTCCCACACCATGATCCCGAAAAGTGGCGACTGTTCAAAGAGTACAACGCTCAGGACGTCGTTACTGAAATGGAAGTTGAGAGGCAGCTATCCGCTTTCCCCGTACCTGACTTTGTGCAGAAGCAGTGGGAAACGGATCTGCTTATCAATGACCGTGGCGTGGCTGTTGACATGGATTTTGTTCACGGGGCGTTGGAGCTGGGCGAAACCGTCCGCTCCACGCTTACGGACGAAGCAATCCGGCTGACCGGGCTTTACAACCCGAACAGCGTCAAGCAGCTTGCCCGGTGGCTTGAAGATGAAACCGGCGAAGAGGTGAGCAACCTCCGCAAGGAAACGGTAGCCCAAATGATGGGCCGTGACGCGAACAGCGACACTGTACAGCGAATGTTGGAGATCCGGCAAGAGCTGGGCAAAAGCTCTACGAAAAAGTATGACGCTATCCAAAACTGCGTCTGCCCCGATGGCCGTGTGCGTGGGCTGCTTCAGTATTACGGAGCGAACCGCACGGGCCGTTGGGCTGGGCGGTTGGTACAGGTGCAGAACTTGCCGCGAACTTACACAGAACCGCTTGAGCTGGCCCGTGAATTTGTCCGGGGGCGTAAGCTCAACGCGATACAGGCGGTGTACGGAAAACCCAATGATACGCTGTCGCAGCTTATCCGTACTGCCTTTGTTGCCCCTCCCGGCCACGTCCTTATTGACGCCGACTTTTCCGCTATCGAAGCCCGCGTGATTTCGTGGCTTGCGGATCAGGAGTGGCGGCTTGAGGTTTTCCGCACACACGGAAAAATATATGAGGCGTCCGCCTCTCAGATGTTCGGCGTGCCGCTGGAACGGATCAAAAAGGGCAACCCGGAATACTCCCTTCGTCAGCGCGGCAAGGTTGCAGAACTGGCCCTTGGTTATCAGGGCAGCGTATCAGCAATGCGGGCCATGGATACCGGGCATCAGCTCGACAACCTCAGCGACGACGAAGTAAAGGACATTGTGAACCGCTGGCGTGATACCAACCCTAAAATCCGGGATCTGTGGTATGCGTTTGATACTGCGGCTATCTCGGTTATCCAGAACGGCGGCACAATCAACGTCCGCTGCTGTACCTTTGCAAGAGAGTATGACAGCACACGGGGCGTCGCCTGTATGACCATCCGGCTACCGTCTGGCCGAAAGCTCTACTACGTTGAACCCGGATTAGGGGAAAACCGATGGGGCAACCCGTCCATTACATATATGGGCGTGAACGATAAAAACAAATGGGGACGCATTGAAACCTACGGCGGTAAGCTCGTAGAGAACTGCGTACAGGCCATTGCCCGTGACTGTTTGGCTCAGGCTATCGAAAACCTTGAGGCCGCAGGATACCCCGTTGTTTTCCACGTACACGACGAAGTGGTGATTGACATTACACCCTTTGCCGATGAAAAAACCATGCTTGATAATGTCGTAAAAATAATGGCTACACCGATCCCGTGGGCGCAGGGCTTGCCGCTCGGCGCTGAGGGTTGGGTAGGAACATTCTTCAAAAAAGATTAGGAGGCAATCTTTTATGTTTATCGCTACCACGACTACTTTTGAAAGCTCTTGGGCGGCTCTGAAGCAGGCTGTCGCTGACGGCTCTATCCGCGAGGTGCTTCACAGCAAAGACAAGATCCCTGTTACCCTGAAAAACGGCGAAAAGACCGCCGTTGTCGCAACCTACGACGAAACCGGCAAGCTATTCTTCGTGTTCGACAACTGCCTGCGTGATCCCTACTACATGAACCCCCGCTTTACCAACGGCGGCGCATGGGCCGGTAGCAAGATGCGCGAGTACATGAAGAAGATCTACGATATGCTGCCCGACGATTTGCAGGCGGTGATCGAAACCACCCACATTATCCAGACCCACAACGGCCAAACCTACGAAAGCGACGACAAGCTGTTTCTGTTGTCCGAAGAGCAGGTTTTCGGTACGGCCCGTTACAGCGACCCCGAAACCGGCGTTTCTCAGCTTGACATTTTCAAGACTGAGCGGGACCGCGTTAAGGAGCGTGAAGGCGTCGGCACTGAATGGTGGTGGCTGCGTTCGCCCTACTCTGGTTATACCAGCTATTTCGTTCGTGTCGGCACCAGCGGCAGCGTCACCAACGTCAATGCAAGCAATGCCTGCGGCGTCGCGCCGGGCTTCTGCATTTAATCTAATAAGCTCTGGTATCCGGCCCCCGCGTGGGGCCTACCAGAACTAATTAACTGAAATTCAAAAGGAGATCGTTTCTATGAAACACAATTATAGATGGGTTTTGAATATGGCGGTATTGATTGCCGTCGCTCTGGCCGTTGCCGTTACCGTTCTCGGTGTTCTGGCTATCCCCGTGGTTTTGTCCGTCATTTATTCGTGGTACTGGATGTTCCTGTACATCGGCTATCTGGTAGTGATCCTGTATGTGGCCCTGTACTGCGTCCGCTACGATGTGGACCGCGAAGGAGGTACACGCAAATGAGAGTTATCGCCCCGTCCTTTGAAATTATGACCCCTGTTGACGGCAACGCCGTCCTGAAGCACGTCGAACAGTGCGGACGTGTTTGCTACAAGTCTGAGAGCTTGACCACCGACACAAGCGCCGCTGATTTCGTCCGCCGGATCATCAAGCGCGGACACGAAGCCGTGTTGGAGCATTTCAACATCACAATCAAGTTTATCTGTGACCGTGGCGTTTCTCACGAAATCGTCCGTCACCGGCTGGCCTCTTACTGTCAGGAAAGCACCCGATACTGTAATTACAGCAAAGGTGATTTTGGCGGTGAAATCACCGTCATTAAGCCCTTCTATCTGGACGAAGGTACGGACGGCTATAACCTGTGGAGAGAGAGTTGTGAGGCTTCTGAGCGCGGCTATTTCAGTCTTTTGGACTACGGCTGCACTCCGCAGGAGGCACGCGCTGTCTTACCTAACAGCCTGAAAACGGAGGTTGTTATGACTGCAAATCTTCGTGAATGGCGACATTTCTTCCGTCTGCGCTGTTCTCCCGCAGCTCACCCGCAAATGAGGGAAACAGCTACACCCGCGCTGAGAGCTATGCAGGCGCTTGTGCCTGTGGTCTTTGACGATCTGGTAGCGGGGTAAGTATGAAAGAGCTGTTCGTTGATAACTTTGCCGGTGGCGGCGGTGCATCAACGGGTATTGAAATGGCAATAGGTAGGAGCGTGGATATTGCCATTAACCACGATCCCTCCGCCATTGCAATGCACACCGTAAACCACCCCGACACTAAGCACTACTGTGAGGACGTGTGGGAGGTATCGCCCACCGCTGCTTGTAACGGCAACCCTGTTGCACTGGCGTGGTTTTCACCTGACTGCAGGCACTTTTCCAGAGCTAAGGGAGGAAAGCCTGTTGACAAGAATATCAGAGGCTTGGCGTGGGTTGTCCTTCGCTGGGCTTATGAGGTGAGGCCCCGCGTTATCATGCTTGAAAACGTCGTTGAGATTCAAACGTGGGGGCCGCTTGACAAGAACAATAAGCCCATAAAGGACCGCGCCGGAGAAACCTTTGCCGCATTTATTGGTGCATTAAGCGACGGCATCCCTTACAGCAGTATAAGCGCTACGTTTGAAATGTGTGAGGCATTGGGTATCTCTTTTGAATCCGATATGTGCAAGGCCCTTTGTAACGGACTGGGGTACAAGGTTGAATATCGGGAACTGCTATCCTGTGACTACGGCGCACCAACAAAGCGTAACCGCTTTTACATAGTGGCCCGCTCTGATGGGAAGGACATTGTGTGGCCGGAGGCTACACACGCTAAGAGAGGATCACCTAAGCAGCTATCCGGGGAACTCCCCGCATGGAGGTCTGCGGCTGAGTGCATTGACTGGTCCATACCGACAAAGAGTATTTTTGACCGCAAGAAACCTCTTGCAGAGGCGACGTTAAAACGAATTGCCAGAGGTATTCAAAAGTTTGTAATTGATAACCCCGATCCCTTTATCATCAATTATAAATTTGACAACGGCCCGGAGGACATAAACAACCCTCTATCAACCGTTACGGCGGTGAACAGTCACTACGTAGTTACGCCTACGATCATGTGCAACAACACAAACAACGTAGGCGCAAGCGTGGAAAGCCCGCTGCCCACGGTTACTACCGGCAATCGCAATTTCCTTGTAGCGCCGTCAATCGTTCCTGTCGGGTACGGTGAGCGTGAGGGACAGAAACCCCGTGTACACGATATTGAGGAACCGTTATCCACTGTGGTAGGTAGCGTAAAACAGAATCTTGTTACGCCTATCCTGATTCAGTACCATTCTGAAACCTCAGAAGATCCACGGGGACAAAAACTAAGTGAGCCGGTGGCTACACTTGACACCTCTAATCGTTACGGGCTTGTGTGTTCCTTTATCAACAAATACTACGCCGGTCACTATCAGGGCGCAGGAAGTGATATTACAGAACCTTTGCACACCATAACGGCAGAACCCCGGCACTACTTAACTGACGTCGAATTGAAGCCCGTAGCTGCTGCCTCTGGCGGCATAGTTACTCTTAGAAACAACGAAACGGCGCACGACGTAAGAGATCCCATTACCGTTATCTCAACGTCAGGAGCGCACCACATGAACGTACTTGCTCTACTTGCGAAGTACGGAAATGAAAACGTTGACCGGCTCGGCGTTGTAAACATCCACGGTGAGGATTATATCATCACCGATATTCAAATGCGTATGCTGCAGCCCTCTGAGTTGTTTAAGTGTAATGGTTTTCCTGATACTTACATCATCGACCACGACGCAGAGGGAAACCCCTATCCGAAATCTCAACAGGTGGCGAAATGCGGAAACGCTGTTACACCGCCCGTGTCTAAAGCTCTTGTAGCTGCAAATCTGCCTGAGTATTGTATGGAGGTATGTGCATGATAATTTTCTTACAAATTGTACTGATCGTTTTAGGCGCTATCTTTAGCCTCGGTATTATCGGTAGCAAAGATAGCAAAGAAAGATACTGCTTTCTCGCAGCGGCGGCTGTATTTTTCGTATTAGCCTTGCTCAGCTTGATTTTGATTTAGGGGGAGGAAACTGATGCGTTTAATAATTGAGGACAACGATGAACAATTCAGAGCTTACCTTCTTGAAAAAATCGAAAACCTCGCAAATAGCAAAAATCTCTACGTCCTTGAAATGTACACATTTATTCAAGAGCAGGATTTTGAAGTCAGGTTCATAAAAACTGACAGGACAGACTACCGGGGTGAAGCGTGGCCCACGGAGTTTACCGTACATAAAACGCCGTACGAAACCTACGACTCGCTTTGTTGGCTATTCTTCCATGAGCTGGGGCATCTTGTGCTGATGAACTCAGAGTTTGAGGCCGTTTTCAAGTGTGCAAAAGCAGCGCACTATAAAAAGTGCGGCTTTGAACACGAACACGGTATTTACTGGGACTGTGAAGGCTATTACGAATATTACGATAAGCACCATGACGCTGACCCTGAAGAAAACATTGTCAGTTTGTTTGCCACATACATAGTTGGCGCAAATTATGACAGATCTTGGTGGCAGAAACAAAAAGCTGTTATGCGCGGGAATGGAGAACCTGAATAATGGATTGCCCTATCTGCGGAAAAGAGATAACACCGCTCCCGTTCTTTGACGTGAGAGAGCCTACCAAAAAAGACTGTGCTATCTTACATAAACCTGAAGATATGAGCTGCCCAGCATCTGCCTTCACCCCCCCCGTTACAGACCACGCGTTTAACGTGGATTGCATAGCGGGTATGGAGCTGATACCCGATAAATCCGTTGATCTTGTCCTTTGTGATTTGCCCTACGGCGTATTGAACCGCAAAAATCCAAATGCTAAATGGGATTGCGTGATACCGTTTGACGCCCTGTGGCGGCAGTATGAGCGGATCACAAAGGACGCCGCAGCTATCGTGTTGTTTGCAAGCGGTATGTTTACCTCAGACCTTATGCAGAGCAATAGAAAGCTGTGGAAATACAACCTTGTCTGGAAAAAGGGCAACCGGCCTACGGGCTTCTTAAACGCTAAGAAGCAACCGCTCAGGATCACAGAGGATATATGCGTTTTCTATAATAAGCAACCGACATATAATCCGCAGTTTTCCGTTGGCGATAAGTGCCACGCAAGAGGCGGCGCGGGTAACGCCTCACAGAAACAAGCCCGTAACGGCTGTTACGGTGAGTTTGGCGCTACGCCGGTTGTAATGACCAATGAGAAATACCCGCTTTCCATCATTGATATTCCAAAGGAACACCCGCAGACGTACCACCCTACACAAAAGCCGGTGGCTCTGCTGGAATATCTGATTAAGACATATTCCAATGAGGGCGATACCGTCCTTGATAACTGTTTCGGCAGCGGATCTACCTTGTTAGCCGCGCTGAACACCGGCAGGCATTGTATAGGCTTTGAGACAGAGCCGAAATACTTTGACACCGCCGCTGAAAGACTTTCGGAAAGGAGCTAAACGTGGACAAGAAAATAACTTTTCCTGAACCCCCTCCCGATTGGGGAGAGGTGACAGGTGCAGTGGTTGGCGATATGGAAGTAAGCGTTAAAACTGACGGGACAAGAAGCTACGTTACTGCATTTGAACAAAACTATTTTGATCTGCTTGAAGCCCTCAGAAAAAAGGATGCAGAGATCACCATAAAGGCCATGGATGTTACCGGCGCATGGGTTGCGTCTGCAGATGTACCAGTTACGTCCTTCAAACGTGGATACGGTGTTTTTAGCTTTTCCAATACAGAACAGATTGTTTTCCAACCTGTTATAGATAAAGAGGTTTGCATACTGCTTTTAGGGCTGTTCTATGAGGGAAAGTTAAAGCTCACTATAAGCTGTAACGCTGAAGTTGATGTGCCTATCGGTTGCACGTTATCCCTGTTGCCCGGTGATCTCCGTATCAACTGTTAGGTGGTGAGAAGGAATGCAAAACGACTGGATCGGCAATAGTCGCTCTACTCATGCCGTACTGGGTGCGAGAAACTACGCACAAAATGAACGTGAGGTAAACGACTACTACGCCACAGAGCCGAAAGCCGCCCGCTTACTTATGGAGGTTGAGCAGTTTTCCCCTTTGATTTGGGAGTGTGCTTGCGGCGAAGGACACCTTGCAAAGGAGTTTGAGGCCGCCGGGTATCACGTGTATGCTACGGATCTGGTCAACCGTGGATACGGTTATCAGCAGGACTTCTTGACTACATCCGCCCCCCCCATTGAGGGGTTTGATATAATCACAAACCCGCCGTACTCCAAAGCTCAGGAGTTTGTAGAACACGCGCTTGACATTTCAGCCGATGGCCGAAAAGTGGCTATGTTCTTAAAAATTCAATTCCTTGAAGGCAAGGCCCGCCGGGAGCTGTTCAAGAAATACCCGCCTAAGACGGTGTATGTAAGTTCCGCCCGGTTGCGCTGCGCCATGAACGGCGATTTTGAAAAGTACGCAAAATCAACCGCCGTGTGCTACTGCTGGTATGTGTGGCAGAAAGGCTACACCGGCGACACGGTGATTAAGTGGATCAATTAGGAGGTCTATATGAAACCCATTAAAACTGAACACTCCAACGTCGTCTTTGTGAAAGAAGGCTGTTTGGATCTGCCGGGTACGGCGTACAAATACGCCGACGGTACACCCGGCGTTGAAACCTGTTGGGAGCTGTCCCCTGAAGAGCTGGAACAGGTGAAAAAGACCGGGCGCGTTTACCTGTACACCGTGGGCGAAGGCGTCCCGCCTATGTTCCTCAGCGTCAAGTCTGAGTTGGTACTGCAGGAGGGCACACAGGAAGGAGCTACACAGTGAAAGACCTGAAAATCTTTGCAAAAACCATTGAGCCGCAGGCACAGGCACAAATTGACCTGTTACTGGCTCAAAAGCCTTTTGAGAACTGCAAGGTGCGTATCATGCCTGATGTTCATGCGGGCGCGGGTTGCGTTATTGGATTTACTGCGAATTTGGGTGATAAGGTGATCCCGAATATCGTAGGCGTCGATATTGGCTGCGGTATGCTGACGGTTGCCCTCGGCCCGATTGATATTAACTACCAACTGCTTGACGACGTGATCCGAAAATACGTCCCCTCCGGCATGGAGGTACACGCAGAAGATGTTGGGCATTATACCCTCATTGATGATCTGCGGTGCTATGACAGGCTGCGTAATGTTGACCGCCTGCACCGATCTCTCGGTACACTGGGAGGCGGTAATCATTTTATCGAAATTGACGTAGATAGCTGCAACAATAAGTACCTGATTATCCACACGGGTAGCCGCAATTTGGGTAAACAGGTTGCGGAAATCTATCAGGACATTGCCGTTAAATCCCTGCACGGTGCAAAAGCCGAACGGGCTGAGATTATTGAACGGCTAAAGGCAGAGGGCCGTGAGCGTGAAATCCCGGCGGCGCTCTCTAACCTTAAAAAGAAGTGCGCCATTCCCCGCGACCTCTGCTACTTAGAGGGGCAAAACCGGGAGGACTACCTTCACGATATGCGACTGTGCCAGCAGTTTGCAAGATATAACCGTGACAGAATCGCTAAGACGATCTGTGATTATATGGGCTGGCTGTCTTTTGATAGGTTTGAAACGGTCCACAACTACATTGATCGTTTCGGCATGGTTCGTAAGGGTGCAATTTGTGCCTCTGCCGGTACTATGGTCCTCATTCCTATCAACATGAAGGACGGCTGCATTATCGGTATGGGCCTTGGCAATCCTGACTGGAACGAATCTGCGCCCCACGGCGCGGGCCGCCTTATGAGCCGTGCAAAGGCTAAGGCGTCTATCCCCATGGATGACTACAAGGCGGCAATGGACGGCATTTTCACCACCTCCGTTTGTCAGAATACGCTTGACGAAGCGCCGCAGGCGTATAAGCCGATGGACGAAATTCTGAGCTGCATTTCTGATACGGTAAAGGTGATCCAGATAATTAAGCCCGTTTACAACTTTAAGGCGGGCGACTGACGGGAGGGCTACACAGTGAGCTACGATGTTAGTTTCAAAGCAAAATTGGAGGGCGTGGATCAGTGGGTGTACGTTGGTGACGACTGGATCAACCACACATCGAACACCGCTGCCATGATTAAAGAGGTTTGCGGCTCTTACCCGTCCCAGTGGAACGGTAAGCGCTGTTCTGAAATGTACCCAGTGCTGATGCAGGGTGCATCCCTCTTGAACCTCAACCCGTCGCGGTATCGTAAGTTTGAACCCGGCAATAAATGGGGTACGGTAGAAACCACCATTGATTTCCTGATGAAGGTAGCTGACAACTGCGACAAATTCCCCACGGCAATTATCGAAGTAAGTTGTTAGGAGGCACACTATGGCAGATAACCCCAAACGCAACAGTGAGGGCTACAACGACCCCACGGCGTACCTTGGCCTCCGTCCCATCATTCAGGAGGAAAACGCCCTAGAGCGTGATGTAAATATGCTCATTAAGGTGCTGAAGTACATTATCAGCAAAAGCGGCTTTGAGCTTGTGAGCCGTATCGAAATCAAAGACAAAAAGACCGGGAGGGTTTTCAAATGACAAAGCAGCAGCTTGAGGATAAAAACAAGGCACTGAGGGCGGAAAACGAAGAAATCCGCGCAAAGCTCGACTACGTTGTTAGAGAGCTTGAGCAGTGCAAGCGCGAAAAGGCAAAGATGGCCACAGAGGCAAACGACGACCTTTACAGCAGAGCCGTTAATACCTTCGGTGAAACCTCTCGGTTGATCCTCGCTATTGAGGAAATGTCGGAACTCACTAAGGAACTGAGCAAGTATATCAGAGGCAGGCAGAATGTCGGCGGTATCTGTGAGGAAATGGCTGACGTGGAAATCATGCTTGAGCAGTTAAAGATCGTTTTCCGCAACCGTGCAGCCGTTGACTACCATAGATCGCAGAAACTTCAGCGTTTGGGCGATAAGCTCAACGGAAACCACGATAGCTTCTGAGAGTTACACAATGCCTGCCCCACAGATGGGGGGGGTTAATCCTATGAAGTGGAGTAACCGAACATGAAACATGACAGACAAATCACTATATCGGTGGGTAATAACCGCCGCGATATAGCGTGGAAACAAACAGCTCTGAGCATATCGGAGCTGTACAACCGCCTGAGTATTCCCGTGCGTGGCACGGAAACGCTGGCGGCCTATATGGCTATGAAAAAGGCGCAGCAGGACGATTTGAAAGACGTCGGCGGTTTTGTCGGCGGCTCTTTGAACGGTCAGCGCCGCAAAGCCAACAATATGACCGGGCGCGACGTTATCACCCTCGACTTTGATAATGTCCCCGGTTGGCAAACTGATCTTATTATCAATAAGGTTGAAGAGCTGGGGTGCAGTTACGCTATTTACAGCACCCGCAAGCATACGCCTTCCGCGCCCCGTCTGCGTGTTGTTGTTCCCTTCGACAGAACGGTAACACCAGACGAATATGAGCCGTGTGCGCGGCGTGTGGCCGCTCACATCGGCATCGGAATGGCTGACCCTACGACCTTTGAAACGTGCCGCCTGATGTACTGGCCCTCTTGCAGCTCTGACAGTGAGTTTGTTTTCAAGAGCAAGGACGCGCCGCTTATCTCTGCGGATTTCCTTCTGAGTACATACACCGATTGGCACGACTACATGAGCTGGCCGCAGGTCCCCAACGCCGT